GAGGGAATGAATCTTGAATGGTTTATTGACAATGGTGGCATCCACATACTCGAAGAGGAAGAATGAAAACTTACCACATTTATTTGGAAGATAACAAGTGTTTGTTTAAGAATTTGAATGAAGAAGAATTTAATATAATATGGAATAAGTTATATACATCATACTGGAAGGACGAGATAACCTACGAAGAAATTACGGAAACCCACACCTTATCATTAGAAGAGAGTTCTTATTGACAAGGACTACATAATGGTGTATGATATGAATGTAATTACAACACATTATGGCAAAAGGATTTACGGTAAAAGCAAAAAACCCCGTTAAGAAAAAAGCAGAGAAACCACCTGAGTTTGATTATGTTAAAGCAAAGGAAATGATAAAAGGAAAGACAGTTGTATTCTGTCTACCTGGTCGAGGAGTATCATATCAGTTTCTCAAAAGTTTTGTATCATTATGTTTTGACCTAGTTCAAAGTGGTGCAAGTATTCAGATAAGCCAAGACTACTCATCGATGGTAAACTTTGCAAGATGCAAATGTTTAGGTGCGAATGTGCTTCGAGGTCCAGAACAGAAACCTTGGGATGGAAAGTTGAAGTATGATTATCAACTTTGGATTGACTCTGATATTGTCTTTAACACAGAGAAATTTTATCAGATACTTCTCATGGACAAAGAGATTGCAGCAGGATGGTATTGTACTGAAGATGGAAAGACAACTTCAGTTGCTCACTGGTTAGAAGAAGATGATTTCCGCACAAATGGCGGTGTGATGAATCATGAAACAATAGATAGTATTAGTAAGAGAAAGAAACCATTTACAGTTGACTATACTGGTTTTGGTTGGTTATTAATTAAGAATGGTGTATTTGAGCATGAAGGATTACCTTATCCTTGGTTTGCTCCAAAGATGCAAGTCTTTGAATCAGGTGAAGTGCAGGATATGTGTGGTGAAGACGTTTCATTCTGCTTAGATGCAAAAGAAGCGGGTTTTGAAATCTGGTGCGATCCTCGTGTTCGTGTTGGTCATGAAAAGACAAGGATAATTTAATGGTAGGACTTACAATTTTACTGATAATCTTTATTTTATTCTTGTTTATACAGTACTATAATCCTCATAGATAGTGAATCAGCTACATCCCCTGATTCACTCGTTTTTAATTTAAAATTATGGACCATATTGGATTTACAACCGTCTTCTGGACATTACTCGGACTTTACGTTTTTTACCAATGGGACAACCGCAAGAAGAAAAGAAAGTAGACCGATACAATATTCTCCGAAAGGGGAAAGTTATCTTCTGGAATGTCACAGAAAGAGAATTGTTTGACCTCATGGAAGACCTTGCTGTTGAGACTTACTATAATAAGGACTTAACCGCAAAAGATATTAGTTATGAACCTGTAAATGAAAATACTGAAAAATCCTAAAACTGTAAACTATTATGATCTCAAGGACTTTATACTGGGTGAATCATTTCCTTGGTATATTAATCAGTCCGTAGTTTCAGAAAGAACCAAATCAACTCGACCAGTAACTAACTGGGCATATACTCATTGCATTCTAGGTCGTCCAGAATACAATCATTTTTATTCTTCGGATTCTGTAAAGGCAGAGTTGATTATAAAAGTTCTATCAGAAATATTTAATCATAATGGAATCGAAAAATTTTTTTTCCTAAGAGTCGCATGTAATACAACCTTTCCCGTTCCAGAAAAGAATTCAATTGGTACTTTTCATCAAGACCATGATTACGAACATCATAACTTCATACTCTATCTGACTCCAACTGACGGAGGAACTTTTATCGAAGATAGTCGATATGAACCAACTGTAGATAGTTGTATTACTTTTCAAGGTGTTCATGCAAACGAACTTCCTACTTATGGTCGTCGAGTTGTCATTGTGGCAACTTATATCACATTTGAAACTGACGAATCGTGGAAATATAAATGTGAAAAGTTTCAAATGGGTGTATGAGAACAAATTTAATTGTAGTTGATGATTTCTATAAGAATGTTGATGATGTAAGAAACTTTGCTTTATCTCAAAAGTTTACTGTCGAAGGTAATTATCCTGGCATTAGAACGATTTCCTATCTCAATGAGAATACAAAAACGAATATTGCAAGATTAATTAAACCTCATGCAGGTAAAGTTATTGATTGGTTAGAAAGTAATAAAGAATCTTATTCGGGAGCATTTCAATTATCATTTGCACGTCATAAAAGTTGGGTTCATACTGATAATGTAAATAACTGGGCAGGTGTATTGTATCTCACTCCAAATGCTCCACTCGAAGGTGGTACAGGTTTCTACCGTTCAAAAGTAAATAATTCTGTTTATGGAGATTCTGATGATGAAGTGAGTAAAAACTATGCAGAAGATGTGACAAAATGGGAACTTGTTTCAGAGGTACATAATCGATACAATCGATTAATATTGTTTCGTGCTGACCAGTGGCATACCTCACAAGTTTATTTTGGTAACAACATTGAGACAGGACGATTAACACAAGTATTCTTCTTTACGACAGAGTATTGATAAATGTCGTAAAGATGCTATAATATAAACAACAAACAAAAACACATGGCAAAGAGATCAGGAATGATGGGTAGCACTTATGTTACTGAGACAAGACCGAAAAAAACTCGTCAAGGGCGGGGAAAACACTCGAAATACGCAGCAACCTCTCGTAACTCGGCTCGTAAAAGATATCGGGGGCAAGGTCGTTAATGTCTACCTTAATTACGAATCTTCCTTCTTATGAAGTATGGGTACGAAAAGAGTACTTAACCGACCATAAGAGTGGACATGGTGAATTTGTAAAAGGAGTATGGGTATCGGCCAAGAGCATTCCTGGTCGTGCCTTTTATTTTGAGACGTATTTACCCGAATATGCTGCGATGTTTGATAAACTACCCATTTCGGCATTCCTATCAGAGCCAGAGATACCTGATCCTGATATGACTCTTCATAATTTGCAGTTTTGGAACTGTATGGACTATGGTGTGGTCGCTGTTCAGAAGCAATTTATTGGAAGCATGCACTATGAAGTGTATACAAGAGACTTTGGCAACCAGACAGGTACCTATATTTGCACTTTAGACAACTATCACGACAGTGTAGACGCTATTGACTACTCAACCAGTGAGCAACCTGCCGAACATAAGTCCCATAATCTTTTGGAATTGGATAATGGACAGTTTTGCCTCTATCCAAACAATCGAATGAGGATATATGACAACAGTATTACTCCAGAAACACCTAAAGTTCCCGATTTTAAGGTTTCAACAGTGTATTATCAGGTTGAAAACGGTCATGACCGTGATGGATTAGGTTCAGAAGAGAATTATTTCTGGAAAACAGCAAAAGAACGTAACGAAATCGAAGAAAAAGAAGAAAGAAAACCATTTGAACCAATAACAGGTAACGTAGATATCAATATCGAACCAGAATTAGGATGAAACACGTAAAAAACGCTCATATGGGCACACATTTACTTGTTGAAGTGTATAATGTACCCTTCGATAAGTTAAATGACTCCAAAAAAATAGAAGAAACAATAGTAAGAGCAGTTAAAACTGAAGGATTGACTGTTCTTAACACTTTTACTCATCAATTTGAACCCTATGGAGTGACGACTCTCATCTCTTTAGCGGAAAGTCACCTTTCTTGTCATACTTGGCCAGAAAAAGGGTGTGTAGCAATCGATATTTTTACTTGTGGAAGCAAAAATCCACGCAGTGTAGCATGGTGGATACTAAATTACTTTGATACTGATGATTACGTTATGAATGATTATGCAAGATAGGGTATAAATAAAACTAAAAGCATAATAATGGCGATTCAACGCAAATCAAGAGCATTTAAGGATATCAGTTTGTCTTTTACACCACATCCAGTGACAAAAGACCTTCCCGTGCTTTCAAATGAGCGAGCAATAACCAGATCAGTGAGAAACTTGGTCGAAACAATACCAACAGAAAGGTTTTTTAATTCTGTTTTAGGTACAGACATTCGAGATTCTCTATTTGAGAACTTTGAACGTTCAACTGTCATGATAATTGAAGATCAAGTACGTAATACTATAAGGAATTTTGAACCAAGAGTAGGAAACATTGGTGTAGAGATTGATGCACTACCCGATCAGAACACATTTGAAGTAAAAGTGCTTTTTGAAATTGTTGGATTAGATGCTCCTGTTCAATCGTTTAATTTTATACTAGAACCGACAAGATAATATGCCCTTTACACAGTTTACATCACTAGACTTTGATCAAATCAAAGTACAAATTAAAGATTTTCTTCGTTCAAACTCAAATTTTACTGATTTTGACTTTGAGGGATCTAACTTTTCAGTTCTGATTGATACTTTAGCATATAATACGTATATTAATGCCTTCAATGCTAATTTAGTTGCAAATGAGTCGTTTTTAGACTCTGCAACGATTCGTGAAAACGTCGTTTCACTTGCAAGAAACATTGGTTATGTACCCCGTTCAAAAACCGCTGCAATCGCTTCAATCAATATCGGTGATATAAACTTAGGAACTACAAATGATAGCACTCCAAGGTTCTTAACGCTCCGTTCAGGTCTAGTTTGTGTAGGTAACTCAGAAAATACAACTTATCGTTTTTCAATACCAGACGAAATTACATCAACAAGGGTAATCGACATCGATGGTACTTCATTTGCTCAATTTGATGATCCAGTCAGTGTTTATGAAGGAACTTATCTTCAAAGAGTTTATAGAGTTGATGCATCTGTAGATCAGAGGTTTATAATAGATAGTCCTAATATTGATAGCTCTACATTAAGAGTATATGTAAAGGGAACTAATGATGTTGGACTTGGTAGAAAATATTCTATGGTGGACAATATATTAAACATAGGTAAAACATCAGAAATCTATCTTGCACAAGAAGTTCAAGATGAAAAATATGAAATTTTATTTGGTGATGGATTATTTGGTAGAAAATTAGAAAACGCTTCAGTTATCACAGTAAGATATATTGTAACTGAGGGAGAGAGTGGAAACGGTCCTTCTAATTTTAGTTTCCAAGGTTCGTTTACTAAAAGTGATGGATTACTCTTCACACCATCAGATAATGTCACTATCACTACTGTTTCAAACGCTTCTAATGGTGCTGAAGTTGAAGATGTGTCTTCTATTAAGTATTTTGCTCCAAGACTCTATTCAGCACAATACAGAGCAGTTACACCTAGAGATTACGAAGCTATAATTCAAAATATTTTTCCTAAAACTGAGTCAGTTGCAGTCATAGGTGGTGAAGAATTAGATCCACCTAAGTTTGGTCAAGTACAGATTAGTATCAAACCTAAAAATGGTACTTATGTATCTGATTTTGATAAAACACAAATAAAGAACAAATTAAAAAATTACGCTATCGCTGGTATAAATTCTGAAATTGTAGATTTAAAAATACTATATGTAGAACTCGATTCAACGATATATTACAACCCATCTCAGATAGCATCAGAAAAAAATCTTAGAACTATTGTGGTAAATGCATTGAACACTTATGCCAACAATATTGAAATTAATAAATTTGGTGGTAGATTCAAATATAGTAAAATTAGTACTTTAATTGACCGTGTAGATAATGGAATTACTTCTAATATTACAAAAGTAATCATAAGAAGAGATATGAAAGCATTATTAAATCAGTTTGCTCAATATGAACTTTGTTTTGGAAATCGTTTTAATATAAACCCTGCTGGTTTTAATGTTAAGAGTACAGGATTTACTATTCAAGGTTCAAGTCAAACAGCATATTTAACAGATGTTCCAAATAAAGATGCATCTGGTAATCTTGATACTAGTATGAAAGGAACTTTAAGTGTTGTATCTAGAAATAATAAAAATCAACAAGTTGTTTTGATAAAAGAAGCAGGAATAGTTGATTACAAAAAAGGTGAAATAATATTGAATACTATTAATATTACATCTACAACTGCACAAAATAATATTATCGAAGTTCAAGCTTATCCTGAGTCTAATGATGTCGTAGGATTGAAAGATTTATATTTGAGTTTTGACGTATCAAAAAGCACAATAAATATGTTTAAGGATGTAATTGCTTCGGGTGAAGATGTTTCGGGTGTGGTATTCACAAGAGATTATTATACATCCAGTTACTCCAATGGAGACTTAGAGAGGAAATAATTAATGTCTCAAATTGACAAACGAATAAAAGTCAATACTATTATTGAAAATCAGTTACCTGAATTTGTAATATCTGATTTTCCTAATGCTGCTGAATTTTTTAAGCAATATTATATTTCACAAGAATTTCAAGGTGGTCCTTCAGATCTAATAACTAATTTTGATCAATACTTAAAATCCGACAATTTAGTACCAGAAGTAATAACTGGAACCACTACTCTCTCATCATCTATTAACACAACGGATACTGTAATCTCAGTTCCAAGCACAAAAGGATTCCCTTCTGAATATGGTTTATTAAAAATAAATGATGAAATTATTTCATACACAGGAATTACATCAACATCATTCACAGGATGTATTCGTGGATTTAGTGGTGTATCTGGATATAATGTAGGAATTTCTTCATCTCTACTTGAAATAAATCGTGAGAGTCTTATTTTTGAAGATACAACAGCAGAATCACATACTTCTGGTGAAACAATTACAAACTTGTCAGTATTGTTTCTTCAAGAGTTTTATAAAAAACTAAAAAGAACATTTTTACCTGGTTTAGAGGATAATGACTTTGCAGAAAATATTGACGTAGGTAACTTTGTAAAATTTGCTCGTTCTTTTTACCAATCAAAAGGTATTGAAGAGTCAGTTAGAATATTATTTAAAGTATTATATGGTGTCGAATCAACTATACTCGATCTTGAAGGAAATTTAATTAAACCTTCTGGTGCAGAATTTATTCGTAGAGAAGTTATTGTCGCTGAACTAATAGGCACATTACGAGAACCTCAAAATTTAGTTGGACAAACTATTTTTAAATCTACAGACACTTCCACTAATGCATCAGTATCTGAAGTTGAAATACTGAGAAGAGATGGAAAAACTTATTACAAGATATCCTTATTTGTTGGTTTTAGTGATCGTGACTTAATTGAAGGTGTATTTAATGTGCCTGGTAAAACAAAAGTGCTTACATCAGCACCATCAGGATCTTCAATACTGTCTGTTGACTCAACTGTAGGATTTGGAACAACTGGAACTATAATAAGTGGACAAAATATTATTAACTATACATCAAAAACTTTAAATCAATTTTTCGGATGTACGGGTGTAGGTGTTCAGATTGATACTGCGGATGACATACGTTTAGATGAAACTATTTTTGGTTATGAAAATGGTAATTTATCAAAAAGAGTTGATTTAAGAATCACTGGTGTTCTTTCTGAATTAGTTACAGTTTCTGATGTAAGATTAATAAGAGAAGGTGAAGATATTTTTGTGAAAAACGTAGGGGAAAAAATAAAAAATAATAATGAAACATACAAACAGATTTTTGCTAATTCTTGGAAATATAATACAAGTTCAAGATTTCAAGTAACTATATCAGGATCTACTTTTAGTTTAAGGACTCCAATAGATAAATCTAATTTAAAAGTTGGCGACTCTTTTGATATATTAAAAAGAAATCAACAAGTTATAGTTGGAAATGGTCAAGTATCAAGTGTAGATTCTAATTTAAATCAGATAACTGCAACAAACATAGTTGGATTCACACAAGTTTCTAATCAATTCTATGATATAAGAAGAAAGGTAGAAACTGCAACTAGTTCTGGTATTGAAATTGAACAAGGTAATAATACAATAATATGCGATGTTTTAAATGTTTACACAGATGCAGATAAAGATGGATATGTAGCTTCTAATTCACTTCCCAATTATAATATTGAAGCAGATATTATTAAAGAAACAACTTCAGGTGATAGTTTAGATGGATTAAATTCAATTACAGACACATATAGTTTTTTACAATTTTCACCACCAGCAAATACTGATATAAAATTTATTCAAGGAGATGCAGTTGTGTATCTACCAGAGACAGAAGTATTATCAGGATTAGAGTCTGGAAGAACTTATTATGTTGACCCAATTGTTCCTTCTGCAAATCAAAGTATATCAAAAATAGCTTTGTATCAATCTGCTAGTCAAATTGGTTCTGCTAGTACGGTTCAGGTTGGTATTGGAACTACGACAGGTCATAATTTTGTTCTTCAAAAACATGCGAATAAAAAATTAGAAGCTGACAAAATATTAAGAAGAATTCCTTTATCTCAAAATTTATTCATATCTTCAAAACACGAAACTCCTACAAACAATGTAGGAATATTGAGAGACGGTGTTCAAATAAGATCACCAATATCAGATAATAAGATTTATTTTGGACCTTTAGATTCTGTTGATGTAATTAATACAGGAAGAGATTATGATGTAGTTAATCCACCAACAGTTCAAATAGAAAAATCATCTGGAGTTACTGCTTTAGTTGAACCAGTTATATCTGGTTCTGTTAAAGAAATATTAGTCGATCCTCAAGACTTTGATATTGACTCTGTTACTAGTGTATTCGTAACAGGAGGAAATGGTTCTGGATGTGTCCTTCAACCAGTTGTAGGTATTAGAAATAGATTTGTAGATTTTGATAGTAGAAATATATTTTTTAATGGTGGAATTGATATAAGTGACGAAACAATAACATTTAAAAAGAAACACAATTTAGAAAATGGACAATTAATTTATTATAGTAGTAATGGTAATACTCCTATAGGTATTGGATCTGCTTATGATGCTACTAATACAATTACAGGAACTTTATCTGATGGTGATCCTTATTTTGTTAGAGTTGTAAATCCTACCACTGTCCGTATATTTAATAGTAAGAGTGACTCTCTTGCAGGATCAGCAGGTATTAATACAGTTGGATTATCTACTGATTCTTCTGCAAGTGGTATCCATAGATTTAGAACTGAAAATAAAAAAACTTTAATTTCAATTAAAGTTATAAATTCTGGTTCTGGTTATACTCATCGAAAACTAAGAGTTCAACCATCAGGAATATCAACTTCATACGATTCAATTAATTTTAAAAATCATGGATTTTCAAGTGGAGAAATTATTGAATATTCTTCAGATAGTCCAATTGCAGGATTAAGTACAAATTTATCTTATCTTGTAAAAAAAATAAATGATAATTCATTTAAAATTGCTAATGCAGGTGCGACTGGAGCATCCACATCAGACTATGATAGGGGAAAATTTGTTAACTTGACAGAATTAGGTACAAATGAACATATTTTTAAATATCCAGATATAAAGGTAAATATAGAAGTTTCTTTTGGTTCAACTGTTACTGGTTCATTTAATTTGACCCCAAAAGTAACTGGTGAAATAATTGATACTTATCTTTATGAAGAAGGAACTAATTATGGTTCATCAATTCTTAATCATCAAGTAATTCCAGAAATAAAAATTCTTAGTGGTGTTAATGGTGAATTAAAACCAGTGATTGTGAATGGTAAAGTTGATAGTGTTGCGGTTGTTAATAAGGGAAGAGACTATACTTCTATACCTGATGTAGTCATCAGTGATACTGGAGGAGGAGTAGGTGCTGTTGTCAGACCTGTTATTGAAAACGGACAGTTAATTGAAGCAATTGTAGTAAATACTGGTATAGGATACAGTAGTCAGTCTGTTGATGCTCAATTAGTTCCTAGAGGATCTAATGCTGCTTTTAGTGCTAGAGTTAGAAGTTTAACCTTAAATGATGTTGGAAGATTTGGTAATTCTTATTTAACTTCAAAAGAAGATTCATTATCTTTTAGTATACTGGGATATTCTCAAAATATTGCAAATTCATTAGAGAATAGTTTTACTATTAGTCAAAATGGAGAGTTTAATCAAATTACTAGTCATTCGCCTATAATTGGATGGGCTTATGATGGAAATCCGATTTATGGTCCTTTTGGATATTCTGATGCAGATAATATAAACTCTGATTTAAAAATAATTTCAACTTCATATAAACTTGATGTTTCAAAATTAGTTAATAGACCAGTTGGATTTAAGGATGGATTTTTTATAGAAGATTATATATTTGATGGTGAAGGTGACTTAGATATTCATAATGGTAGATTTTGTAAAACTCCCGAATTTCCTAATGGAATTTATGCTTATTTTACATCAGTAGGATTAGGAACTGCTACAAATAAAATTGAAGGAGTTTATCCATATTTTATAGGTGAGAGTTATAGATCACCCTTTATAGTTGATAATCTTACCTTAACACAAGACTTTGATTTCAATAGTACAGATTTACTTAGAAATACTTTACCTTACGCTGTAAATGAAGAATTTGCTGATAATGATTTTATAATTGAATCTAATGAGTTTATTAGACAAAAAACAAAAGTAGAATCTGTAACAAAGGGAAATGTAGATAATTTAACAATTTTAGATGGAGGACTTGGTTATAAAATTGGAGATTTAGTAAATTTTGATGACACTGACATTGATGGATCTGGACTAAGTGCCGAAGTTGATGAAATTGTTGGATTAGGTGTTACAAGAATAGATACTAATTTACAAAGATTTGAAAATTTAGTTTTTGAATGGAAAAGTGATAATGAAGTAGTAGCAAATTATTTGCCTTTTGTAGAATTACCTAATCAAGGTTCTACAAATATATCAGGACTCAATACATCTATCGTTAACTTATCTGGTTCTTTCTACGTAGGAATCTCTACTGATACTATCGGTTTAGCAAAAACCATGTCACTTGGTTCTGCATCTGGAAAAATTGAAGATATTTTTGTCACTGATATTCCCAATACAGTAGCAATTGGAGGTTCATTACGAGTAGGAACTGAATCTTTAAAAGTTTTAAATGTCTATGATGCACAAAAAATAATAAGAGTTCAGAGATATACTGGAATTGCACATACTTTAGGGTCTAAAATTGATGTTTTAAATAACAGAATAAGCATCCCAGTAAAAACTAAAAAGTTTGAATCAAAAACAAATGATATAATTTATTTTAATGGACCTCAATCAGTTGGACTAGGTACTACACCTGGAAGTGCAACAACAGTAGAATATGTTGTAGGAGAAATTAAAGAAAATGTCTCAATACCAACAAGAGCAATACGTATACCTAATCATCCATTCAAAACTGGTCAAAAAGTTAAATTAAATAAGAGAAGTGGTGCAAATAGATTTGATGTTGGTAGTACACCTAACGTATCTGAATTTAAGGTTCCACATGTGGGAAATGATTCTCTCGATGTTTATATTATTGATAAAGGTGAAGATTACATTGGAATTTTAACAACTAGAGTTGGAATCGGTAGTACAAGTGATGGTTTATATTTCTATTCAAAAGGTTCTACTACTGGTATTAACTCTGGCACATATTTCTTTGAGACAGACTTTACACAAGTTATAGGTGATATTGATAAAGTAACCACAACGGTAACTACCAATGTATCTGCTGCAGACACTACATCTCATGGTCTTCTTGAAGGTGATATTATAAAGATGAATGTAATTCCAAATCTATCTGTGGGTATTGGAACAACAAATCCTATATCTGTTAATTACAATTCTGAATATGAAAAATTATTAATAAATCCTGTTAATTTTGCTGCTGCTGATGTTGAAACAAATCAAATTGATATTTCCAATCATGGATTAGAGACAGGTGATAGAATTTTCTATGATGGTTATGCAACTGGATTATCCACAGGTTCTTATTTTGTAAATAAAATTAACGATAGATATTTTCAACTAGCAGAAACTTCATCAGATTTAAACTCTACACCAGTCAAGACTGTATTAATAACTGCTAACACAGGTGGTGCAAATCAATCAATATCCTTAATTAATCCAAAAATTAATATTGTAAAGAATTCAAAATTAACTTTTGATTTATCAAGTACAACTTTGTCAGATTCTGATTTTAAATTATTTTATGATAAAAATTTAACAAATGAATATTTAAGTTCACAAGATTCAACTAATTTCAATGTTACTGGTGTTGGAACTGTTGGAACTACTGGTGCAGAGTTAATAGTACAATTCTCTAAGTCTACCCCCGAAAAATTATACTATGGATTATCTAAAGGAGGGTATATAAGTACTTCTGATACTGAGGTTCAAAATTACTCAGAAATTAGATTTGTTGATAGTGTTTATAATGGTGAATATAGAATATTTGATGTAACAAGTAATACTTTTAACTTCTCACCAAAAGTTCCAGAATTAACCACTTATTTAAACACTGACTGTGAAAAATTAGAATATTCAACCAAATCTAATAATGTTAATGGTTCTATCAAAGATTTAAAAATATTATCAGGTGGATTTAATTATAAAGAATTACCCAAATTTAAATCTGTAACAAGCATTAATGGTAAAAATGCAAATATAGTAGCAGTTTCAACTTCAATTGGAAGAATTAAAGAAACTAGAATAGTTAATATTGGTTATGAATATTCTTCAGATAAAACTCTAAGTCCAGAGGCATTCATATCACCAGTAGTCAATGTTGATAATCTTGATATTATTGATACAGTTACTATTGTTGATGGTGGAACCAATTATATTAATGCACCTAACTTAATCGTATTTAATCCAACATCAGGTAAAGTTGTAGATACAAATTCAATAGTTGCGATTACACCTAATCAAACCATATCCGATGTAAAAGTATTAGCACCTGTTACAGGTTTAGATTCTGTAAATCATACGATTATTGCAGTTAATAATTCAAATGGAGTTGGTATTGGATCGATACAATCAAGTAGTTCTGGTTTAGTTACCTGTTTTCTTGAAACACCTATGAATGGGTTTGTAGATCCTCAACCATTTGCTATCGGTGATAAAATATTTGTTGAAGGTATAGAGAGACTTGGTGAAACTGGTGTTGGTGCGACACAAGGAGGCATATCTGGAGATACTACTATTGGAGGTGATGGATTTAATTCTGAGAATTATAATTATGAATTCTTTACTATTCAAGACTATATTGGGGGCACACAAGCTATCCTTAAATTTAATTTAGCAGGTTTGACAACGAATCCTGGTATTGCAAAAACATTCCAGTCTGGTTATGCGAATATAGTCAATAAAAATAATTATCCAATTTTAGAACCTAAGTTATCAAGAGGTATTTTTGAACTCAGTGAAAAAATTCTTGTGAATGGAGAAATAAGTGATTTATCTGTTGTCGAAATAAGAGATGATTATATAAAATTAGATGGACTCTTTGAAATAAAGAGTGGTGATAGAATATTAGGAAGATCTAGTGGTGTATCAGCTGAAATTGCAAGTATTATAGAAAATAAAGCAAGATTCAAAACTGATTTTTCAAATCGTCAAGAATATGGATGGTTAGATGATATTGGTAAATTAAATGAAGACTATCAGGTAACACCAGATAATAATTATTATCAAAATTTATCATATACAGTTAAAAGTTCTATTGAGTGGGATAAGTTTGTTAATCCAGTTAATAGATTAGTTCATCCTGCTGGATTAAAGAATTTTGCAGATACATCAATAGAAAGTAAAGTAACTGTTGGTATAGGAACCACTGCAATGACAAAGGACTTGGTAGTTCTTGATATTAATAATGTTTTGGGATTAGAGGATAAGCAAAGAGTCGATGCTATCAATAATTTTGATTTTGCAAGAGATTACGACACTAGAACTAAAACCTCTAAATTCGTTGAACTGTCTAATAAAGTTTTAACAGACTTTACTAAATGTAAAACAAATAGAGTATTAATTCACGATGATATAAGCACTAAATTTTCAAGCACTGGATTCCAAGAAAATAATGTAATTATTGAGGAACTTAATGAAGATTTTGGAAACTACCTTATTCAAATTGTCGATCCTGATACTCAAGATGCACAACTTTCAGAATTAGTTACTCTAACCACAACTGACAATGCATATCTTTTAGAAAAAACAACAGATTTTACAACATTGAAGTTGGGAGATTTTTCTACAGAAGTAAATGCTAGTGGTATAAAAAATCTCATATTTACTCCTACCGAAAAATTTACAAAAGATCATAATATTAAAGTTCTTAAAACTGATTTTAATACTGATTTAGTTAAGTCAGGTTCTAATGCAATCGGTCATGTAGATTTGTCAGGTATAAACGCTGGTATTGGCAGTGGAGCAACAACTACAATAGCAGAATTTCCTAAAACTGATTTTAATGGTTTATTTGCAAATATTTTTGTTCAAGATAGTATTAGTAAAGAAATAAATTATAATGAAGTAGTTGTTGATTTTGATGGAACAGATACAACAATAGCACAAACTTATATTGATACTCTACCAGGTTTCAGTAATTCTGCTGTTGGTATAATAACCGCTATTTTTGAGAGTGATAAAATAAAATTACAAGTTATTAATGATACTGTCAATGATTTTGAGGTAAGAACAAATATAGTTGGATTAGGAACTACAACTTCAGGTGCAGGTAATTATAGATTTTCTGTTAGTGGTCAACCCGTAGGAGCTGAGAGAAGTGTAAGACTTGAAGCTAATTATGCCACTGGAACAGCAAGTACAATAACATACGCAACTTTAAATAAAACTTTAGATACATCTGCAAAATCATTAGTAAGAGTTTCTTATGGAGAGACATCTGCTATACATCAAGTATTAGCTATTAGAGATGCTGACGATATTTTAACAGTTCAATATCCTTTTGTTTCTGCTGGTTCAACTTCAGGTATCGGAACATTTGGAGGTGAAATTGTAGGAAATGATATACTTCTAAGATTCCATCCTGATCCAATAGTTCAATCTTTTATAGAGGTACAATCATACAATCAAGTATTATATACTGAGAATGATTTTTCAAATACTCCACCAGAATTAGTTTACGGTTCTGTATCTCAAAAAGTATTCCTTTCATCTTATGATGGTTTAAGTGGATTAAGAGCAAATAAAAAAGATTTTGAGTTAACTCATGAGGGAACTCCAATCTATTCAAAGACATTCAATCCCGCTGGAATCAATTCAGTAACTGATGGAGTTGGTCTTGTTAAATCTACTGGTGTATTCAATATACCAAATCACTTCTTTAGCACTAATGAGCAATTAATTTATACACCAGATACAACATTTATAGGAATTACACCCACAGCAGTTTCAATAGGTTCTACAGCAAATATAGCTGGTGTAGTGACCACAATCTTACCTAGCACTGTATTTGCCAAAGTTATTGATGAAAATCAATTCCAAATATTTACTCGTCCTGAATATGTTGCCACAGGTGCAGCAGTTACATTTACTAGTAGTGGTGCTGGTAATGCTCACAAATTAGCGATGGCAAAACAGTTGTCAAAAACAATGATAGGTCTCGATGGTGTAGTTCAACAACCAGTGACGTTTACTTCAATATCACATGAATTTGGTGTGTTTGATGGATTTACACATCAAGCTAGTGTTGGTGTAGGAATAACACAATTTGTTTTGAGTGGTATTAGTTCAATCACTACTTCTGATATTTTAAAAATTGGTGATGAATTTATGAATGTCACTGAAGTGGGTTTCTCAAGCACACCTACAGGGACTATAAATGATGCGACTGATGTATCACTAGGTATTGCTACTCTACCGACTGTAAAGGTTAGGAGAGGTCAATTAGGTATAGCAGCAGCGGGTATATCATCTGGAACATCTGTCAGGGTACATAGAGGTTCATTCAACATTGTTGATAGTAGAGTATTCTTTACAGATCCACCAAAAGGAAATACTAGAGCGAGAAGAGACGATACAAATTTACCATTTGTAAAGGCAGATTATAGTGGTAGAACTTTCTTAAGAAGTGATTACACTACTAATATGTTATTTGATGATATATCAGATGTGTTTACTGGTATCGGTAAGACATATAATCTTACTGTTGGTGGTGCTAATACTGCTGCGGGTATAGGAGTAGGAAACGGTGTACTATTCATAAATGGTGTATTTCAAACTCCATTAACATCTAATAATATAGGTAATAATTATGAATTTATTAGCGATGCTACTGCTGGTGTATCTACTGTTCAATTCACTGGCATCACATCTACAAATGGAGAATTTATTGTTTCAGAGTCAGATATAAATCAAAATCAAGTTCCAAGAGGAGGTATTATTGTTTCTCTTGGATCTACACCTGGTCTTGGATATGCTCCATTACAAGGTGCAAAAGTAAAAGCACTTAAAAATAGTGCTGGTGGATTAACAAGCATAGTTGGTATTGGAACTTCATCAAAATTTAGTCTTGGTATTCAAACTGCGATATATGATAACGCATCTGGTATCATTACAGTTACTACTAACAGTGTTCATGGATTTGGACTAGAGAGACCGAATATGGTTAAATTAAAGAATTTAAACTTTAATATAACTGGTGTTGGAGCAACATTATTTACAAATCATGATAGATCTTTATTTGTAGTTGGTATTGTATCTGATAGAACATTTGAAGTTAAAGCAGGTATTCAAACTCAAAATTGGGTTTATACTGGTGGAGGTAATACTTTTGAGTTCTTTGAAGATTTAACATTTGGTTCAGGATATCGTGGTGGTTCAGTTTCTATTGGTGTAACTGACCAAGCATATGAGCATAGATTTGTAAGTTCAAGTCCAGGATCAATCAAGAAAACTAATTTTGCGGGTCTAACCTTTACTGCTACAAATGCTAATTACATATCACATACAGGTAATTTAATACTTACAATACCTAATCATACATTTACTACAAGCGATTCAATTGGTATTGATACTGGTGGATTGACATTTAAATGCTCCAAAGATAACTTCTTCTCTAATCATCCTTATCCTCGTGATGTATCTAAAACAAGAGCCACCCACACTGATGGGGTTGGTGGGAAAGATCCATTTGCAGGTATAATGACTGGTATTGGTGCAACTACTATTGATACAGTAACATTTTTCGTTGGACAAGGTGGTGGAGGAGGAACTGGTGCAAACGTAACCGCAACTGTCGGAGTTGGTGGAACATTAGCATTTAATATCGTATCTGCTGGAACAAGTTACGTTAATCCAGAGATAATAATTCCTGAACCGAATTATGACAATTTACCAATAGTAGGAGTGTCACGTTTAGGTCAAGGTGCAACTACAGAAACAGGTTCAAACTTATTGATAGATGTTCAAGTAAGTGCAGCAAAAACCACAGTCGGAATAGGTTCAACTACTTTTGAAATATCAAACTTCCAGATAGCAAGAGAAGGTCATTCATTCAAGATTGGTGATAAATTTAAACCAGTTGGTTTAGTTACAGCTTCGCATTTAACATCACCAATACAAGAATTTGAATTAGAAGTATTACAAATATTTAATGATCAATTCTCAGCATGGCAATTTGGTGAAATAGACTTCATTGATAGTATTCGTAATTTACAAAATGGTTCGAGAAAAAGATTTCCATTATTCTTTAATGGTCAACTTTTAAGTTTTGAAAAAGATGATACAGATTCATTATCATCTTTAATAGATTTGGATGCTGTATTACTAATATTTGTTAACGGAGTATTGCAGAAACCTGGTGAATCTTATCAATTCCAAGGTGGAACTACATTCTCATTTATAGAAGCACCTTCAGGTGAATCTTCTCCTGGTGCAAATGATCACGATAAAGTTGATATATTCTTCTACAAGGGTCAGGATGGAGTAGATATTGAATTAGTTGACATTCAAGAAACTGTAAAACGAGGTGATGAGATTAAAATATTAAAGTCTCCAGTTGGATTTACAACTGATCAAACAAGTGAGAGAGTAATAAAAGATTTACTAGGTGCTGATTTACTTGAAACTAACATCTACACTGGTTTAGGAGTTGATGAAAATAATGAAAAACCAATTAGATGGACAAAACAAAAAGTTGACTTGATTGTAAATGGTGAAATAATTGATAAATCAAGACCTATTTTGGAACCACAAGTATATCCAACTGCTAAAATTATTAGTACTGTATCTTCAATTAGTGGTGTAGGACCAAATAAAGGAATATTTGTTGACAATGTTGATTCATTCTTCTATGAAGAAGGAACTCATATCGAACCTGGTACTCATGTTGAAGATATATCACAATTAAAATACAATATCAATATCAACCAAGTTGATGCACTAATGGTAGAAGGTCAGATAGTTGTAGGAGCTGCTGCAACTGCTATAGTTTCAGCAACAGGTTCAATATCTTCAATTGACATTACTGAACCTGGTAGAGGTTATCAATCAGTTCCAACTGTGAAAATAGCACCACCAGTTGGTTCAGGTACTACAGTGGGGATTGGTTCAACTGCATTCGCTACAGCATCAGTTTCAAATGTTTCTGCTCTTGGCAATGGATTTGTTTCTGGAATTACTTTAAATACAATAGGTCTTGGATATACTAGAAGTAATCCACCTCAAGTTATTATTGAAGAACCACCACTTAAAAAAGAAAAAATAACTTCTATTAATAATGTCGAAGGATTTACTGGAATCATTACTGGTATAAAAGAAGTAACTAATAGTGGACAACTTGGAATTAAATTCTTCTTTAGATGTGAAAGAGCAGGAGAAGTAGCAGATAATTTACAAGTTGGGTATCCAGTTATGATTACTGACACAAACGTAGGTAATGGAATTACTTCGAGAGATGAAGGTGGTGCAGTTGGTATTGGTACTGAATTCTTAGACAATATATACGTTGTTAAATCTCGTGTTGCAAGTGGTAGTGAAAATGGTGAGATAACCTGTGATATATTAAATGGACAAACAACGGGTATACCAGGAGCAGGTGTGACTGGATTCTATAATATAGGTAACACTGGAATAACATCATCATTAGGTCGATTAAGTTGGGGGAGATTATATAATGCTACAAGGTCAGATGATCCAATTTTTATGATGACACAAGGATTCACAGTTAATTCTGGATTAACAACCTTCCCAACAATTCAAAGAAAACACTACACACAGGCATCTCTTAGAGGTTTAAGATCTAGTGGTGCTATAAGAGTGTTTGGACTTTGATTAAATAACCACTATAAATAAAAAGAAAAGTAAAATTTTAAGATGTCGGCAATAGTTACTGACCAATTTAGAATTCTGAACGCAAATAATTTTGTAGAATCAGTAGAAAATACAAATAATTCTTACTATGTTTTTGTGGGATTAGCAAATCCTACAGGATCAGGAAGTTTAGTAGGTTATGGTAGATCATCAAATTGGAACTCAAATACACCATCACCAATAGATAGTTTTACATATAGATCACACACTAGTGATACTATGATGTTTGGTAAGAAGGTATCATCTGCAAATATAAGAAGAATTATAAGAAGAATTGATTGGACATCTGGAAATAGATATGAAATTTATAGAGATGATTACAGTGCTTCAAACCCAAGTCCATTAACAGCAGCAAATAGATTATATGATGCGAACTACTACGTACTTAATTCCGACTTTAAAGTTTACATTTGTATTGATAATGGATCAACAGGAGATAACCCTCTTGGAAATGTATCCCAAGATGAACCAACATTTACAGACTTGGAACCATCAAAGGCAGGAAATAGTGGTGATGGATATATTTGGAAGTATCTTTTCACTGTTTCACCTAGTGATATTATTAAATTTGACTCAACTGAATTTATTACTGTCCCAAATGATTGGTCAAGTAGCACAGACTCTCAAATTAGAGCGGTAAGAGAAAATGGTGATTCGTCTGTAAATGAAAATCAAATTAAACATGTTTTCATAGAGAAAGCTGGTAGTGGATATGCAAATGGTTTGAGTCAAGAGGTTGACATAATAGGTGATGGAACTGGAGCAAAGGCAAGGGTAGACGTTGTTAATGGTTCAATAACAGATGTTACTGTTAGTGCAGGTGGTAAAGGGTACAGTTATGGATTAGTGGATTTAGGCACATTAAACAGTAACGTTGGAACATTACAAAAAGCAAAATTAATTCCAATAATTCCCCCTAAATTGGGACATGGTAATGATGTTTATACAGAGTTAGGAACTGATAGAGTCATAGTATATGCTAGATTTGATGATTCAACAAAAGATTTTCCAATAGACACTAAATTTTCTCAAGTAGGTATTGTAAAAAATCCAACAAAAGTAGGAACTGCTATAACTTTTACTAACAATACTTATTCTTCACTACAAGCAGTAAAATTTAGCACTGTTAGTAATACTCCTCAAGTTGGTGAAGAAATAAGACAAGTATTAACAACCGCACCTAATACTGGTAAAGTTGCAACAGGATTCGTTGCTTCTTATGATGTAGAGACTAAAGTTTTAAAATATTTTAAAGATAGGTCACTACAATTCAACAAAACAACCTACGACCATACTGATTATGCAGGTATTTCTACAAGTGGTAGAATTTATGAAATTGAGACAGGAACTAATGCAAATAATATTGAGGGAACAAGTTCTACGTTTAATGGTTCAATTCAAATCAATTTTTCAGGAATAACAACTAATCCCACTGGTAATAAATTAATTAATTTAGGAACCAATTTTGTTTCAGGGTTGTCTGATTCTGAGATAAATAAAGGGTCGGGTGAAATAGTTTACTTAGATAATAGACCATTAATTGTTAGAAACTCCCGTCAAAAGGAAGATATTAAAATCATACTAGAATTCTAAAATGCCACAAAAGACTAATTTAAATATATCACCTTATTATGATGATTTTAATAAGGATGATCAATTCTATAAAATCCTATTTAAACCTGGATATCCTGTACAGGCAAGAGAACTAACTGGTCTACAATCTCTTTTACAGAATCAGGTAGAGGCATTTGGTAAACACATATTTAAAGAAGGTTCAATGGTCATACCTGGTGGTATTGAGTATGATCCTACCTACTTTTCAGCAAAAATTAATTCTACACATTTAGGAATCGATGTATCTGTATATTTGAACAATTTAATATCTAATAATGATGGAAAAGGCACAAGGGTAAGAGGACAAAATTCAGGGATAGTAGCCACAATAAAAAATTTCATTCTTCCTCCAGAGGAAGGAGTTGATGATATTACTATTTTTATAAAATATAATCAATCTGGTAATAGTGGTGAGAGCACTGCCTTTCCTGATGGTGAGGTTTTGATATTAGAAGATAGTTTAACTTATGGAAATACAACTTTAAATATTGAAGAAACTGTCTTAACTTTAGTTTCTGAAAGTGCAACTGCGACTGGTTCTGCTTTTGGTGTAAACAAAGGAGTTTATTTTTTACGTGGATTATTTGTAGACGTTCCAACATCTTTGATTGTATTAGAACCATATTCAAACAGTCCTTCATATAGAGTTGGTTTTCAGATTATAGAAGAAGTTATTAATGCTAATGACGATTCTTCTCTTTACGATAATGCAAAAGGATTTACTAATTTTGCTGCTCCAGGTGCAGATCGATTTAAAATAAGTGTTAAATTATCTAAAAAAAGTTTACAAGATTATGATGATACCAATTTTGTAGAATTATTCAGAACTACAGAGGGAGAAACTAAAAAACTACAAGACCAAACAGTTTACTCAGAACTTAAAAAGTATTTTGCAAAAAGAACTTATGATGAATCAGGCAACTATTCAGTAGAACCATTTAGAGTAAATACACAAAATTCTTTAAATGATGAAGTAGGATCAGGTGGATTATATACTGCAAACCAAAAGACTGACAAAGGAAATGATCCTTCAGAGGATTTAATGTGTGTCAAGTTATCACCAGGTAAAGCATATGTTAAAGGTTTTGACGTATACCTACCAGGAACCACCGTTGTAGACGTAGAAAAACCAAGAGATACTAAAACTGTCAAAGCAGCATCTATCCCATTTAGTATGGGTAGTATGATAAAGGTAAATCGTGTTAATGGAACTCCTTTTATTAATATTGGAGGTAATGATACTAATGTCATTGAACTAAGAAATAAAAGAGTAGGAACTACTCATGGTACAACTGTTGGTACAGGACTTACTATCGGAGAAGCAAGAGTCTATTCATATGGTTCTGATACATCTTATACTGGTCAAACTACAGAATTTGATTTACACTTGTATGATATTCAAACATTTACAACATTAAAGGTAACTAGTTTAACCAATTTTACTGAAAAAACTAAAGGAACAAGAATTAGAGGATTAGCTAGTGGTGCTATTGGATATCTTGCTTATCAGGCAAATTCTACTGGTGCAAATGAATTAACACTCTCACAAACAACAGGAACATTCATAACAGGAGAATCAATTATTTTTAATGAAAGTGATTCTACTGAAAATGTTTCAATTAAATCAATAATTCAATATACAACTGATGATATAAAATCTGTATTCCAAAGCAAGTTCTCTGCTGGTATTGCAACTTTTCATGCCAATACTGTTCTCTATGATCGTGTTCTACCTAATTTTTCATTATCAGATGAATTAAATGTTGTTGGTACTGCTGCAAGTGTAGCAAATAGAAGTTTTGCAGGTGTGGGTATCAATACACTTTCAATAATTTCATATAGTAATAAAAGTTTTGAAGACCCTAACTATAACGAAATTAGTAGTATTTCTGCAGATGGAAAAGTATTAGAATTAAGTACTACTACAAATGTAGCTGGTATAAGTACGGGAACTATTAATGCTGGTAAATCTACTTTTAGGATTAAAGTTCCTAAAATTTTAAACATCGGAAATTCTGGTATATTTACCAAACTACCTAGAACCGTTATCTCAAATGTAGACACTTCCGCTTCTAATTTAATAATTAGTAGACAAATAACAAATCAAAATGTAAGTAGCAGTGCTCTTTCACTTAACACACAGGCGGGATTAGATGCCTCCGTAGGTATAACAAGTGCTTTCTTTGAACCATTTGATTCTGAAAAATATTCAATTACATATCAAGATGGTGTAATCGAACCTCTTACATCAGATCAAGTTACAATAACTAATGGTGGAAATGATATTTCTTTCACAGGATTATCAAAAGCAACTGCAAGTGAAGTTACTGTTAACGTAACATTGAAAAAAGTAGGTGCTTCTAGTAAATCAAAAGATTATTTAAGAAGTCAAGAATTAGAAGTTACACGTACTTCAGGTGTTAATACTTTAAATGGTCTTGCGATACATAACGGATATGGATTACGTGTTGAAGATAAAGAAATATCTTTAAATGTTCCTGATGTAAATAAAATTATTGCTATCTATGAGTCAAAAAATACTGCTAAACCAGTATTAGATACAGTAAAATTTGTATCTGGACTAAATCTAAACACAAATGCAATAGTAGGTGAAAAAATAATTGGTGCTGATAGTAGGGCAATAGGGCAAATAGTTAATCTTCCTAATGCTACTGATGTAGAATTTGTTTATTTAAATGGAAATAAATTTGTTGTTGGTGAAGTTGTCACCTTTGAAGAGTCTGCAACTGAGACTATATTGCAACAAATAGTAGTTGGAAACTTTATCGATAGAACAGAAAATTATATTCTAGATAAAGGACACAAAGCACAATATTGCGATTATTCTAAAATTGTTAGAAAGGCAAAAACAGCGATACCATCTAAAAAATTATTAATTATATTCGATCAATATCAAGTAGCAAGTGGTAATACTGGGGATTTCTTCTCTGTAAATTCATATACAAAAGATAGGTATACCAATGATATTCCATCTGTCAATGGTATTAGAACTACAGATATTCTAGACTTTAGACCAAGAGTAAATCCGTTTACAATTGGTAGTTCAGCAGCATCTCCTTTCGCATTCTCTAGTCGTGCTTTTGAATCTACTAATCCATTTGTTATAACACCAAATGAAAGTTCAATTTTAGGATATAGTTATTACTTAGGTAGAGTTGATAAATTAGTCATTAATCAATATGAAGAAGTACAATTAATAAAAGGCGAATCATCAGATGTTCCAGCATCTCCGACTGAGGTTGGTAATTCAATGGAAATTGCTACAATATCTTTACCACCTTATCTATTTAATACTGTCAAAGCACCTAATATTCAGTTACAAGATAATAAGAGATTCACAATGAGAGACATTGGTGCACTTGAAAAAAGAATTGAAAATTTAGAGTTAACAACATCTTTAAATGCACTTGAAGTTAACGCTCAGTCCTTTGAGGTGAGAGATGCTGATGGTCTTAATAGATTTAAAACTGGAATTGTTGTTAATAGTTTTTCTGATAGAAACTTTATTGACTTTACACCTGAAACAGGTTCACGTTGTGATGTGGATGTAATCAATAAAGAATTAATAAGTGCTGTTGACTTTTGGTCAATAAATCCAGAGTTAGCTCTAAATCCTAGTATTGATATAGATGCTGCCGATTTAAATTCTAATTTAAAATTACTAGATACAAACTGTAAAAAAACTGGTGATTTAATTACATTAGATTATGCAGAAGTAGATTGGTTAACGCAACCACAAGCAACTGAAGTTGAAAATGTAAACCCATTCAATGTCATTGTATTCATGGGTGGTATTATTTTAGATCCTCCATCAGATAATTGGACTCGCACTCTTTATCTTAATAATGATAGATTTGAATCTTCAGGTGCTAGATGGACTGAACAAGCTAATGATGAGTTTATTAAAACTATAAACGAAACACCTCTCGGTGAAGCTGGTTCGGGTCCAGTTGTGCAAGATATTCAAGATCCAGATTATAATCATTATAGAAGAAGAATAAGAATAACAAAAAGACTTGTTGCTCAAACTCAAGAATTTAAAAGAACATTTACGAATGTTTTAGAAGGTCCTAGTCATGAATTTGATTACGTTGAAAGTGTAAAAGTAACTTCTGCAGTTGATCCGTTCATGCGTTCTAGAAACGTATTCTTCAATGCAAATGGATTAAGACCTTTAACTAAACATTTTCACTATCTCGATAATGGTATTCCTGATATTATTCCTAAATTAGTTGAAATTAATATGGTTTCTGGTACTTTCAATGTTTTTGAAAATGCTAAGATAGAAGTTAACGGTGAGCAAATCGGATTTATAAGAATACAAAAACCAAATCACAAGTTTGGTGATGCTTCAAGACCAGATGTAGGTGCTGGTTTAGGTTCTCCGTCAGTTTTAGTTGAAGAATATACTGTTGATCCATATGACAATACAAGACCATCTCCATCAGATTCTTATTCTGCAACATCAAAACTTTTGAATATTGATACAATATCACTTGCAAATGTAGAAAAATACTTTGGTTATATTACTAAAGGTGCAAAAGTAATTGGTGAAAAAAGTGGTGCTGTTGCAACTGTAAGTAGTATTGACTTATTCAGTGATAACTGGGGAGATTTACTTGGAGCATTTTTCTTTAGAAATCCAAACACAACACCAAAACCACCTACTGTTTTTGCAACAGGTACAAAAACATTTAGAGTAACAGCAGCAGCAGAGGGCACTATACCAGTGCCAGGAAGCACTGAACATGCTAGTGATGCATCTGGGACATTTACAGGAACAGGAACCATACAGACCACTGTAACTAGCACTGTTACAGTAAGAAATCCACCCCCACCATCTTTCACTCGTCCAAGTGAAACAGTTCAAAAAACTAATTTAAATTATAGAGAAGAAAAACAAAAATATCTTGCTCCTCACAGAGATCCATTAGCACAATCTTTTACTGTAGATGAAACTGGTGCATTTTTAACTTCTTTTGATGTATATTTTAGATCTAAAGATCCATTAGCAAAATTATTTGTAGAATTAAGAGAAGTTGAATTAGGAACTCCAACAAGATTCTTAGTTCAAGATTATGCTCAAATTGCTGTCAATCCAAATAATATTAATATTTCCGATGATGCATCTGTAGCAACAACTCTTAATTTCCCATCACCGATATATTTGGAACCAGAAAAAGAGTACGCTTTAGTATTCTTATCACCTGCTTCGGATAAGTATGAAATGTGGGTTGCTACAATGGGTCAAAAGACTGTTGGTACAACTACTTTACCAGACGTTCAGAACGTAATTGTTTCAAAACAATATATTGGTGGTAGTTTGTTTAAATCTCAAAATGGTACAATTTGGACTGCAAGTCAATATCAAGACTTAACTTTTAAATTACGTAAAGCTTCATTTGTGGATTCTGGAACCACAACTTTCTATAATACACCAGTAGAAGCAGGTGATTTAAACACTCAAGTTTTACCTACAAACCCAATACATACACTTCCTAGAAAATTAAAAGTAGGTATTGATGGCACTGGTGCAAATAGAACAGTTTCTAATTTACCAATAGGTAGAAAGATAAGTTCTGGTACTGCTGGTGATGCTGAAAACAATAGTATAACAGGAATCATAGAAGGACAAGGTTCAGTTATAACTGGAACCGAAATTGTTAACGGTGGAACTGGATATTTACTATCACCATCTCAAAACAATATTCCTCTAGTTTCTTTAACTGGAAATGGAACAAATGCAACTGCTAATTTAACTTTAACAGGTGAAGTTATAACATCAGTTTCAATACAATCTGGTAGTTCTGGGTATAAAATAGGTGACGTTCTTACAATCGATAATACAAATGTCAATGTTAAGAGAGGTTCTGGATTTAAATTAATCGTAACTGCTATCAATCCTCAGTTCGATACAATTTATTTAACTGACGTACAAGGTGATTCATTTACCAATAACGAAGATTTAGTTACTTATGGTGCTAACAATGATACTAGAGCTGTTATTACTGGTGTTAAAGTAAATGGAGCATCATCATTGTCTAGTGGTGATTTATATACAGGAAAAGTTATAGAAGTTACTCAATATAATCACGCTCATCATGGTGCAACAAACCAAGTTGATATTAAGAATGTTAAACCAGATACAACGTTAGTTTCTACCACAACTGATCTAACCGCAGATGGAACTACAGTATCATTAGGTAATACTTCACCGTTTTCTAGTTTTGCTGGACTAACAACTGATAGAGGTGAAGCATTAATGGGAGAGGAAATTGTATCTTATGTTGTAGGCACGGGTCAACTTACATTAACAAGAGGTATTTTAAACACTACAGCAACGACTCATGAAACAGGATCAACTATTCAAACTTATGAAATTGCTGGAATGCCATTAGTCGGAATCAATACGACACACACAGTTCCTACTAATACTACACTTAAGAATGCTTCTAATATTGATAATTATTATCTTGAAGTAGATATTGCTGGTATTTCACCTGCAAGAACAGGTAAATCTCTATTATGTTTTTCAAATGAAAAAGGAATAGGTGGTAGTAACGTTAAAATATCACAAAATCATCAGTTTAGTTCATTAACACCACAATTTAATGTAATAACACCTGGTAGCACTACTAGTATTAACGCATCATCTAGAACTATTAGTGGAACAAGTGCTAATGGAACTGAAATTTCATTTATAGATCAAGGATTTGAACCAGCAATACTTAATGAAACTGTATTCTATCCAACTCCAAGATTAGTTTGTTCAAAAATAAATGAATCATCTAAACTTACAAATTTGCCAAGAAATAAATCATTATCTCTTAATGTGAATATGAGTTCTTTAGATCCTAATTTATCACCTGTTTTAGATGTTAAAAATGCAACATTTATTTTAGGTAGAAATAAAATCAATAATCCGATTGGTATTGAAAATTATGCTTCTGATAGTAGAACAAATCAATTAGAGGATGATCCACATGGTTCAATATTCATAACTGAAAGAGTTAATTTAAAACAACCAGCAACTTCTCTCAAGGTATTAATAGGTGCAAGTGTTCAACCAGAAGCAGATTTTAGAGTATTTTATAGATTATTCAGTGCTGATTCAAGTGAAGTTTCACAAACATACAGACCTTTTCCTGGTTACAAAAATATGATTGATACTGATGGTGATGGATTCGGAGATTCTGCTATCGATTTATCTTTAAATGATGGAAGAGCGGATAAGTATGTTGAACCTAATGCATTTGATAAATTTTCAGAATATCAATTTACTGCAGATAATTTAGAGCAATTTGGTGGTTTTGTAATTAAGATTGTCATGACATCAACTAATGAGTCATATCCAGTGAGATTAAAAGACTTTAGAGTATTAGCATTAGCATGATACCAGTTGAAGGACACAAAAATTTATTTCGTGATGAAAAAACTGGTGCCATAATAAATATGGATACTGCAGGTTATTCAAATTATATGTCTGATAAAAGAAGAAATTCTGATAAACAGACAGAAATGGATGACATGAAAAAAGAGATTGAAACTCTCAAATCGATGTTAAATGAGCTTGCCTCAAAGATAACATCATAGTAAATATAAATACTTTTTAGATCTGAATTGCTAACTTAGATGGCAGATATCAAAGTCAGAGTAGGACAACAGAATGCAACCAAGGTGATATCATCACTAGCGGGTGCTGGAACCCTCTCTCTTACAGAATTAAGTGACGTAAATGCCCAAACATTGTCCAATGGTATGGTATTAGTATATAATGGTGTGACGAAAAAATTTGATGCAACATTGGAGTTGACTCCAGGTGCAGGACAGAACTTAGACATCAATGGGGGTAACTTTTAATGGCCAGTATTATTAGAATCAAACGATCCTCTGGTACTGCAAAACCAGCTAGTTTGAATTGGGGTGAAATGGCATATGTAACTGGTATAGGCAGTTACGGTGGTACAAATCAATACAAAGATAGGGTATTTTTAGGAGATGACGGTACAAACGTTAATCCAGTAGGGGGACATTACTATACATCAATGATGGAACATACACCTGGTTCTTTAACTGGGGTGTCAAACACAAGAAATAGTGATGGTGGTATAGTTGCAGTTGTCGATAGTGATAGAAAAATTGATGAATGGAATGTAGATAATATTACTTTAAACGGAAATTTAATTTCTACAACTGATAATAATGGTGATTTAGTAATCCATCCAAATGGCACTGGTGACATAATGGTACCAGATGACACTAAAATAGGTTTTGGTGGTGGTGCCAATGGAACAGCTGCTCCTGATGCATATATTAGATATGATGAAGCAGGTGTAGACAAACTTGAAATCGGAGGTGCAGTTGCTAGATTTAGTAATACAACAGATGCAACCACAAAGGATACTGGTAGTGTAATTTTTGAAGGTGGTATTGGAGTTGAAAAAAATGTATTTGTTGGTGGAGATTTAATTTCTGATGGTGGAAGTGCAAGATTAGGTAATATAAGAATTGCAAGTAATGTCATTTCGTCACTCGCAGGTGCAGATAATACCATATTCATTGACCCATATCCAGATGGATTAAGTAATGAAGGTAATGTTATCATCAAAGGTAACTTACAAGTTGATGGTACAACCCATACAGTTAACTCAACACAGTCAACTGTAAACGATCCAATTATGACAGTTGGAGAAGTTACAAGTTCTAGAACTGTTATGGCAGCAATCGCCTCTGGTGTTTCTACTGCTATTTTAGATGATGTTGGTGGAATCGTTGTAAATGACTTAGTTCAAGGTACAAACTTACCTAATAGTGGTTTAACAACTGTTACTGCAATTAACACTGGTGCAAAGATGATTACCTTTACAGGTACATCAGCAGCAGGTATTTCAACTGGAACTCAATTTACTATAACTCATGCTACGGATACAAATACTGACCGTGGTTTAAGTTTTAAATATAATGTTGGAGTTGGTACTGCAAATACAAATGAGGGTTTCTTCGGACTTGATGATAGTTCAATCGCAGCTAGCACTGCTGGATCAGGAAATCATGGAACACACGCAGATGATAGTCGTAGATGGACTTATGTTCCTGATGCAACGATTACTGGTAGTGTTGTTGCTGGTACAAAAGGTTTCTTAGATGTAAAAGGATTATATTATCAATCAGGTAATTTTAGTTCTGGTGGTGTTGTTTGGTTTGATGATAAAGGTTTACAAAGATCGACTAACGCTCCTGCATCTCCAGTTATTACATCAAAACAAATATTAACTGCAGTTACTAAAGTTATATTAACAATGCCAGGTAACGTAACTCTTGCACAGGGAGATATTGTTAAACAAAATAGCACAAATGCTTTTGGTGTAGTTGAAAGTGTTGTAAGTGGTGCAACATCAGTTCCTTTAGTAGGAGTAGAGGGAACATTTAACAATTCAAATACGTTAGTTAGGGAAGGTCAAAGTGGCGGTCTTGCAAACTTAGCAGCACCATCTAGCGTAGCAACTACATATGTTAATAAGCCACACTGGACTTCGACCCTTGATGGAGGAACGTTCTAACATGCAGCAAAACAGTGAAGTAGATGTTAATGTATTAGTGAGCATATATCATACAAAATTAGCAGCAGCATTGAACCAGAATGTTCTTTTGGAAGCAAAACTCCAAACTCTAAAAAATGATTTTGAAAAAGAAAAAAATGAACTTTTAGAGGAATTAGCAAATTTAAAGGATGAATAATGGCAAAACCATCAACCAGACAAGGATTAATCGATTATTGTTTTCGTAAACTGGGAGCACCAGTTTTAGAGATCAATGTTGATGATGATCAGGTAGGTGATTTAGTTGATGATACTATTCAGTATTACAATGAACGTCATTATAATGGTATTGAGAGAATGTATCTTAAGTATAAGATAACTCAGGATGATATTGATAGGGGAAGAGCAAAAGGAACAGAGGGAGTAGGTATAGTCACTACAACTGGAACATCCACAAACATATCTGGATACGGAACTACAACATCTAATTTTTATGAAAATTCCAATTTCTTAGCAATTCCAGATCATGTAATAGGAGTCAATAAAATATTTAAGTTTGATTCGAGTTCTATTTCAGGTGGAATGTTTAGTATTAAATATCAGTTATTTTTAAATGACTTATATTATTTTAATTCAGTTGAGTTATTACAGTTTGCAATGACAAAGACTTATCTAGAAGATATAGATTTTTTACTTTCAACAGATAAACAAATAAGATTTAATCAGAGACAAGATAGATTATATATGGATATAGATTGGGGAGCTCAATCACCTGATACATTTATTGTAATAGATTGTTTCCGTGCTCTTGATCCTGATGAATTCACTCAGGTTTATAATGATCCATTTATCAAACTTTATTTAACTTCATTAATTAAAAAGCAATGGGGGCAAAATTTAATTAAATTTAGGGGAGTTAAATTACCAGGTGGGATTGAAATGAATGGTAGAGAAATTTATGATGATGCTGTTAGAGAACTTGATGCTCTCAAGCAGAAAATGTCAACAGAGTATGAAACTCCACCTCTGGATTTTATTGGGTGATCCTTCATGGCATTAAATCCGTATTTTTTACAAGGTTCTAGAGCAGAGCAAAGGTTAGTTCAGGATCTAGTTAATGAGCAACTCAAAATTTATGGTGTAGAAGTAACATATATTCCACGAAAATATGTAAATCAACAATCCATAATTGAAGAGGTACAATCATCTAAGTTTGATGATAATTTTGCAATAGAAGCATATGTAAACACATATGAAGGGTATGCTGGTGCAGGAGATGTATTAACTAAATTTGGTATGAGTTTAAGAGATGAAGTAACTCTTACTATATCAAAAGAAAGATTTGAAGATTTCATATCACCATTTATGAGTTCTGATGAAGATATAGAATTAGCATCAAGACCTAGAGAAGGAGATTTAGTTTATTTTCCATTAGGGCAAAGATTATTTGAAGTAAAATTTGTAGAACATGAAGATCCTTTTTATCAATTAGGTAAAAATTATGTTTATCAATTGAAGTGTGAACTCTTTGAGTATGAGGATGAGGTTATTGATACTTCTATTGATGCTATAGATACTCAAGTAGAAGATGTAGGATATATTACTAGTTTACAACTTGTAGGTGTTGGTAGAACTGCTACAGCAGTTGCAAATATAGCAACTGGTTATATTCGTGAAATATTCTTAAACAATGACGGATCAGGTTTTACTGGTACACCTGTAGTGTCAATTAGTACATCACCAAGTAATTTAAATAACTCAGATGCATCTGCAGTCGCATTCACAACTGAGAGAGCAGGTATGAAGTCAGTTGAGAAGATATTATTAACAAATGCTGGATTTGGATATACTGAAGCACCTGTAATTACTATTTCTGGAGGTGGTGGAATAGGAGCAGCAGCGACTTGCTCTATCGAAACTACCTTTAATGGTGTTGTAAGGTTTACAATGACCGATAATGGTATTGGTTTTGGCACCGCTCCAACCGTGACTATTGCTCAACCTGGTTCAGGTACAAGAGCCTTAGGTATTGCATCTATAGGATCTGTATCAGGATTCAATCAAGTTAATTCTATATTTGTTTCTAATCCTGGTAGAGGATATAGTTCAGCACCTACAGTAACTATTGCTAATCCAGAAACTATGAGTGGCATTGGAACTTACCAATTTAATGAAGTTGTTCAGGGAATGCGTTCAGGAACTCAGGCAAGAGTTAAAAGATGGGATTACGACACTAAAATACTTCAAGTTAGTAACGTTGGTATTGGAACAACTACAACAGGATTCTTTACTGGTGAAGATATAAAAGGACTTACTTCAGGTGCTTTATTCAGTGTTACAAGTTATAGTGACGATGATACTACCGATAAATATAATGAAGGAGATATTTTTGAGTCGGAAGCAGACTTAATTATTGACTTTTCAGAATCAAATCCATTTGGGAGTTTTTAAATGTCTAAACCTTTTAAATCATCGGATAAATTACCATATGATCCTTGGTTTGATTATAATCTTCCAACAGCAATTACCGATACTTTGCAATGTTGGATAGCAACAGAAAACACAGCAAAATGGACTACTGAAGTTGATGATAGTATACATGATAAAATGTATAATTTAGCAACGGATAGTGGTTTAATATTAGGTGGATCGGAGTTATTAGCGTAGAAAAATGTTAGGAAATTATTTTTATCACGAAATTATAAGAAAAACAGTTATCGCATTTGGCACATTGTTTAACGATATTCATGTGCAACATGATGATGGTGCAGGAAATGTTATATCTGATATCAAGGTTCCAGTTGCGTATGGTCCAAGACAAAAGTTTTTAGCAAGAGTTACACAACAGGCAGAATTGAATAAAGCAACTCAAATTACATTACCAAGAATGTCTTTTGAAATAACGAATATAGCATATGATCCAACACGTAAAGCAAGTATAACACAAACATTTAAAGCAAAAGACGTTAATAATGACAAGATGAAAAAGGTTTTTATGCCAGTTCCCTATAATCTTGGATTTGATTTAAATATTTTAGTTAAATTGCAAGATGATGGTCTACAAATATTAGAGCAAATATTACCATTTTTTCAACCTGCATTTAACATATCAATTGATTTAGTAAAATCTATTGGTGAGAAGAGAGATATTCCGATGGTATTACAAAATATAGCACAATCAGATGATTATGAAGGAGATTTTGTTACTAGAAGAGCATTGATTTATACACTATCATTTACAGCAAAAACATTTATGTTTAATCATATTGCAGATACTCCAGAAGGTCTTATCAAAAAAGTTCAATTGGATTACTATTCAAGCACTAATACTAGAACAGCATCTAGAGTTCAAAGATATACTGTTCTTCCAAAGGCAAAGAAAGATTATAATGAAGATAATGTTATAGATACTGCAGATGATTTATTAATTGAACCAGGTGATGATTTTGGATTTACAGAAACAAGTTCTTTCTTTGGTGATGCTAAAGATTTTAGTCCTACAAGGAAGGTAGATATCTAATGTCTAAAGGTTACGACTCTTTAAATAATACTTTCAACACTGATGGAAGTGTTGAGGTTGATGCAATTGTAAAAGCAGAGGAAGTAACTAAAGTTGATGAAGTAAAAAAAGATTATGATTATACAAGAGGTAATTTATATTCACTCATAGAAAAAGGGCAAGAAGCAATTAATGGTATTATGGAAGTTGCAGGAGAAACTGCAAGTCCAAGAGCATATGAAGTTGCAGGTCAATTAATTAAAAGTGTTGCAGATACTACAGATAAACTCGCAGATTTGCATAAAAAGGTAAAAGATATCGAAGCAGATAATCCAAAAACTCAAAATACAGTTACTAATAATGCATTGTTTGTAGGTTCTACAACTGAACTATCAAAGATGTTAAA